AACTTACCAGCAATAATGTTAAGATTCATTAATCCAATTGACGTATATTCACCGTAATTGTAATCAACATTTTCTTGTAAAAATGCTACTCCGTTACCACCATGTGATATCATAACAACTTTATCGTCGTCTCGCATTTCATTATGCCAAGTATTGAAACCTGGTATATCTCTAGCACCCGGTTGATGCAGAATTATAATTTTTTCACCTAAAAACGGTTCTAGTTGTCCAGCAATAATTGCCGCCCATTGACTAGTTCCTGCTCCAGGTTTTTGAGGCACTACAAATGTGTAATCTGCAAGTGCTGAAGTACATATACCTAACGATAATAGTAAGGCTAAAAGTATTTTTTTCATTGTTATTTCCTTTATAATTTTTTATGTAATTGGGCAACTAACTTGTCTTTAGATAAACGTCTGTCAAGTTCGATGCCTTTTTGTCTTCCTAATTCTTCTAACTGTACTTTAGTTAATTTAGAAAGTTCTTTTTTAGTAGTCTTCTTTGGCTTTGTAGCAATTTTTGGTGCTACTTTTTTTACTGCCTTTTTCTTTTCTTTACCAAAAAATATTTCTGTTAAAGTAGGCCATCCTTTGAAAAAACTCATTGTTTTTCTCCTATGTAATGTTTCAGTTTTATATCCTTATACAAAACTCAAACTATTTCTTTTCTATTACTTTATAATCTTTCCATACATCTTTTTTATATGACGAATCTAGTAATACTGCTATCAACATTGGAATACCAATTATTATATAAAATAGAACAAGTCCTAAAAACAAAAACGGTGTTAATAAAATTGCTAAAAATGTTTCTTTATCCATTTTGGCATCTTTTTGAGTTAGGATGTCTTTTACAACGAAACGTTCCATGACTCATATTCTTTTTATATCTTGGTTGACCTCTTTTTGTTATTATTCCTGGTACTGCTCTTTTACCCATATTAATATTCCTATTAAGCATATTCTAGTTTACTTCGTCTTGCTACTGCCCAAATAAACAACACAATTATACATAATACTAAAATTAAAAATAATGGTCTATCTAATAATTTATCAAATGTATAAAGTCTTGTTAATTGTATTGTTAATGCCTCTACTTTATCTGCTAAAATAAATGCCATTAACAAAGCAGGTCTGCTAAACTTGTATTTCTTTGCTAGTACTCCTAACAATGTACAAATGCCAAGTATAGCATAATCTTCCCAACCGCCTGTATATTGTACACAGGCCCATACTATAAAGACCACTAGTAGTGGAAAATAGTATTTATACGGTACATAGGTGATGAGGGCAATATAACGGTTGAACAAAATACATACTATTCCAACAATTACTGTGGCCCACATAAACCCAAACGTTAAACTATCAAAAAATCTTGTATCATTAGCAAGGTCTGGAACTCCTAATTCAAAACCCAAATACATAAACAATGCCATTAATACTGCGGCAAAACTTGCTCCTGGTATTCCAAATAATACTGTTGGGATCATTGATGTTGCTTTTTGAGAATTATTAGCACCTTCTGGACCTATAACTCCTCTAATATTTCCTTTGCCAAATTCTTCTTCAGGGTGTGTTGCTACTGTTGAACCATATGCCATCCAATCTCCCATAGCACCACCTACGCCTGGGAGAAATCCTATAAAGGCTCCAATGGCTCCTCCACGTAAGGCATCCCATTTATATTTCCATACTGCTTTAATGCCTTCCCAAGTTTGTTTACTATGAAGGTCTTCTCCTATTGGTGCTATTGATTTACCTTTTCTCCATCCATCTAAAATTTCTGGGAAAGCAAACAAACCAGCAACAAATGGCATAAGTTGAATACTGTCTGCTAAATAATCCCAATTAAATGTAAACCTATCAACATTAGTAGTAGGATCTACTCCGATAAGTCCTATAAAAATTCCTACAGCGATTGCTATTAAACTTCTAACCCAAAATTTATTACTAACAAATCCTACACAGGCTAAACTTAACATTACAAATGCCCAGAGTTCGGGTATGCCAAAGTACATTATAAGTTTTGCATACCAAGGCAATAAAGCAAAGGTAAGTGTACCCCAAAGTAAACCATTGACTGTGCTTGTTGTAATTGCTGATGTTAAGGCGTATGTAGCCTTGCCCTGTTGTGCTAAAGGATGTCCATCCACCATTGTTGCCGCGGCTGAATTGGCGCCAGGTATTCCTAAAAGTATTCCGCTGTATGTGTCACCGGTTGTACTTGCGGCCACAACTGCCATACAAAATACTACACCTAAGTATGGGTCAAATCCAAAGAAACCTATAAAACCAAATAAGGCTACAAGCCCCGTTGTGGCTCCAGCGGCCGGTATTAGTCCTATTATTAATCCGTAAAATGTTCCTGCTAGTAATGTTAGTATGGCATCCATATGATATCTTATTAATATGTTTACTATTAATTATTTAGAAAATGAACGCTCTAAGGTATTATTGAGCTATTTTCTTTTATGTATAGATCTGGGTGTTGTTTGGTGTTCTGTTTTCTTAGGTCTTAATGCTTTATTAGATGACATGATACCTGCTAATTTTTTCATATGATTTAGTGACTCATCTGTATCTTCTTCTTCATCTTCTAGTTCATCTTCAATTTCTTTAGCAAGTTCGTCTGCCATTCCTTTTGTAAGAACTGTTTCAGGATTTGGTTTTTCCCAATCCATTTTAGGTTCATATGCTTCCCAAAGTTCAGATAATATCTGCCAAGCCTCTCGCATTGTATCTTCATCATCGTTGCCCATAATAGATTTAAAATCATCTTTCATAGCATCTGTAATTGGCAAACGATCTTCTTCCCAATTCATGTCTAATTCGCTTTGTTCAATTCCGTCTGTAGTAATACCAGTATCTATTATAGACAGCATCCAACCTTTAGGTAATTCATCACCATTTCCGCCTGTTAGATGAGACCAGTTTTGATACCAATCTTTAAGTGCTAAATCTCTGTTGCTCTCTTCTGTTACTACTTCTTCTCTTGCTTCAATTTCTTCAACTGCCGCTTCGGCTTCAATTGGTAATTCTTTTTCTACTGCTTCTGCTGTGGCCAACATAGCATCTAAAAAAGGTTGATGTTCGTCATCGTAGCCTTTCTTAGCCGCAATTTTTAACCATTCCCAAATGACCGGTCTAGCATCAGCATTTGAATCAACATCAGATAAGTTATCAAACAATTCATCATCGCCAAATACTTCGCCTATGGCATCAGTGGCTGATTGTCCATCTTCGCCTGCTATAATAGGTTTTGCCATAATTTCTTTAAATTTTGCTACGTCTTCATCACTTGTAGGTAAATGCCATGTACCTTCTCTTACAACTGAATCTGCCCATTTCTCAAATTCTTCAACAGGTTCTTTCATCTTATATTTAGGATCAAAGTCTTGTACTTCTACATCACCTTTTAACCATTTACTAGCAACTGCTGTCATCATTTGAGCATCGTGTTTATTTTCAAAACTGTCATCTAAATTAAAAATAGATCTTGCTAAATCGTCATTTTTTGTACGAACTGAAATTGTAGTTAAAATTCTTCTGATTAACGAATGTGTTGGATTTTCAGTATGGTCCAATCCTTCTGTATCATTTGGTTTTTTAAATTTATTTGCCTTAACAAATTCAAATTGCTTTTTAATTAAACCATCTTCTTCTTCATTTGGTGTAACAACAATTTTAGTCTTACCTTGAATAATGTCATGTAGTGGTCCCATATCTTCTTGTACTTTCTTTCTTGCTTTAAGTACTGTAGGCAATAAACTTTCTAATTCTGTTTGATCAACATTTCTTATTAACTTACTTTTTAGTTCATCAATATCTGACTCATCATATGTTGATTCTGTTGGTTTAAAGTTTTCAGAATATATCTTATAACCTTTTGGTTTACTAAGAGTTGCTACTGTTTCTTTTAATCCTTTATAACGTTTTTTAGCATCAGAAATAATATCAGCGGAATCTTCATGAATAAACCCGTCAGCACGGTTTAGTTTACGAACAAAATTTCTTAAGTCATACATTTCTTTTACACATTCTACAATGTGTGAACCTAACTCGTCGTGTGGGTTACCGCCAGCGTTGACGTGTCTTGCCATTGCTCTAGCACCTGGCAAGTATTTGAAAGGAAATTTAAATCTTTCTTTTGAACTATTTTCAATAAAGATTGCTTGTATTTGTCTACTTCTAGATCCTCGTTTATCTTCGTCTACTGCTGATCTATGTTTTACTATAATTTTTGCTGATTCAACTGTTTGGTAACTTGTTTTTGTTGATCCATACATTCTGCTGACTGATTCCATGGTTATCTCATCCGTTGTGTATTGAGAACTATTTTTAGTAATAGCCTCATAATCTCGTTTATCTAACTGATTCTTACCTATGTTTCTTACATCAAAGTTCATCATGTTTCTTTTAGCAAACTTTCTCATTTCTTTTAAAAAACCAAACCAACTACGTTGTATTGATTCTGGTAAATCGCCACTTAAACTTTCAGCAAAATAAATTGTAAAGTTAGCAGGGTCTATTATACTAATTGTAACAGGACCGTACTTATTTCCTTCAACAATGTAGTTAAAATCAAACAATCTTGCTTGTTCGGACTCTAATACAGCACCAGCACCTTCGTCGGCAATGTTTACTTCGCCGAATTTACTGGCTAAATTTTGATATAATGTGTCGGCTATTTTATTAATCAGTTCCATATAATTATTTATCCATTATATGACTACAAAGGGCATTGGCTCGATATAGTCATCTTCACTTGATCTCATATCTTTTTGTATACTAGGGTCGTATGTTCCTAAAAATACAGCAATTCTTAAAGACAAAACAAGTGCCATAACTAAATCGTCATGTTCCCCAGGCTTACTTTGAAAACTATTACCACTTGCTACAAACGTTTTTAACTGTGAGATAAGAGATTTACTGTAAATTGTTAGTTTTTGATTTTCTACTAACTCTTTTAACTTGGCACAAGAAGATAGTTTGCTTTTATGTGTTGTATTAAATCCTTTTCTAAAGCGTCTAACGTGACCACTTCTAGCAGGCTCGCTCATAAAATAACCGTGTATTGTTTCTTCACCTTGTTCTGCTATTGACACAAGTGCCGCTTCACCTAATGTGTTATTTTCTACACTATAATAAATGTTATTATTGTCGTCTGTTATCTCAAATATATATTTTGTAATTTGTTTTAAAATAGTTATTTGTTCTTGTATTGTTGTTTTATTATGTTGCCATTCGGCACATTGTTTCATACCAGGTAATTCAAATACTTGAATAGCACTATAGTCGCCACCTGTACCTAAACTTGGATCTAATCCAACAACATACGTTTTACCTTTTTTAGGTTTCTGGTACCAACGTACTTGTCCTTGTTTATATAAAGGTTCTTGTCCTTCTAAACTTGCTAATATAATTGGGTTAATTAATGTTTCGTCAAATATAATTGGTTCGCATTCGTGTTCACGTTTAAATCTTTCAATTCCTATTCGTCCACGTTCATCATCGGCCCATTCTTTATCTCTATCTGGGTGTTCATCCCATAAGGCCTTAAAAGCATGAAATCCATTAACACCTACCTCATTTTCGTTAACCTTAACAGCATTACCAAAATTATCTAAAACTTTATTTGCTTCAGTCCACATTAACCAAAATTGATCTTCATCACTATTTGGTGTACTTGTAATAATTGCTTTACCACCAGTTGCTAGTGTAGGTGAAATGGAAGTCCAAAACTCTCTTGCTATATTATTTCGCACAAAAGCAAACTCATCACAGTATAGTAATGTAATGGACATACCTCTTCCTGTTGTTTCAGTTGTTGCTTGTGATACAATCCTACTACCGTTTTCAAATTCAATCGATCCTCTATTGTAGTTTGTAACACCTGCTCTAATATAATCAGGGCAAAGTTCATATCCGTACCTAACACGTTGCATAATTTCTTGAGCACCGGCGTGTTTATGTGCCGCAACTAATATTACACTATCAGGAATAAACATAGCATACCATAATAAGTATCCAGCCGCTGTTGTAGTTTTACCCATTTGGCGACTTAACAAATTTATACTAAATCTATTTTCGTGATAACTTTTTACAAGTGTATGTTGAAACGGATATGCTTTATACCTAAGTTTACCTGCAACAGGATGTTGAATAAACAAATAATTTTTAAGAAAGTACTCTGGTCCAGTTACTGGATTAGCACATTTAATAAATTTATCAAGTTGCTTTTCAGTAAACTGTTGCCCTCTATTGGCTTTTTTAATTATTACGCCATCTAAACTCTTGTTCATATATGTATTTACTCAAGAAAAAGCCAGGTATATTACAACCTGGCTATGTATGTTTTGTAAAAAATATTACTCTATGTCGGTATATGCTTTTTTGAGTTTCATAACTAATCTGTTATGTCCATCATTACCTACGGTTGGCATAGCCTTTGGTCTATTAATTCCACCTGACATTTTATTGAGTTGAGTATCAGTATCAGCATATTCTTCGTCTGGTGAGTTAGAATATTCTTCAACTGGTTGAGCGTCGGCCTCCGGTTGATTAATATCAGCATCTGTAACAGGTGTTAATCCTGCTAAACTTAAAATTTGTGCTAAAGTATTTGTATCCATAGAAACCATTTCTGGCTCTTCTGTTACTACTTCTTCAGCAACTTCTTCTTCAGCAACTGGTGTATCTTTAATTACAGCAATTACTGGAGTTTCTGCTATTTCTTCTTCAACTTTTTCTTCTACTTCGTCGTCATCTGTTGAATCGCCTTGCTTTTTAGCAATAGCATCACGTAAGCCTGCTGGCAATTTCTTTTGTGCCGCGGTTAATTCTTCAGCAACTTCTTCAGTAGTTTCTAATGCTTCTACTGTTTTTTTAAATTCCGATATTTCTTTTGCTTCGGTTTTAGCGAACTCTTCTTCTTGGATTTCCCTAAAAAGCCCAGCAACTTTGTGTAAATCTATTAATTTGTTATCCATTGTTATCTCCCTGCCACTGGTGATTTAGTACCTTGTGGCAAATCACTAGTTGTTTTAGCCTTTTCTGTTTTTCCTCCAGCAATTTCTATGTCAGGTGTTTCTTTTGTTAGTTCTTTAAAGAAACCTAATTTAGATTCTGCTGGTGCTTCACCCGAAGCATATTCTGATCCAAGATTTGCTACATAATCCTCACCTTGTGCTTTTACTGATTCTTCTCTAGCAACTTCTTCTGGATGATCGCTGTTAATAACAACTACGTGATTACCAGGAATACCTGCTAAATTTACTAAATCAGCGTGTACAATTTGTGGTGTGCTTGGATATGTTAATGTAACTTCAAAAATTGTTACTTCGCTATTACGAAGATTTTGAAAGTCCATTGGATGTTCTTGAATTGGTGTTTGTTTAGGAGATGTAATATCCTTAACATCATACTTGCCTAGCACTCTTTCAATAAGATCCATTAATTCTGGCTCGGCTTTCATGGCCAATTTAACCTTGAATTTATATTCTTTTACTGACTCTGCCTCTACCAAGTATTCATTAAATAATTTCATTTTAATCTCCCATTGTATTATAACTATTTATTATCTTTTTTAAGAATTCTGTCAAGCAATTCGTTGCGACTCAGTACTGTTGCTTCGCCATCTTCGGGATATGTGCCATCAAACTTGCCCATATCTCTATCAATTCGAGCATCAAGAGCCTTTTTTCGTAGTTGTAATTCAACCATTTTTAGTTTTTTATCTATTTTTGCCTGTTTGGCATTAAGTGTGATAGTTAGCATTTTACTTGCTGTATCAAATATTTGTCCACTAAACCTTGCTTCTACGTTCATACCCAAATCCATTAAGTTATCAAATGTTTCTTCGGCCTTAGTAGCAATAGTATCCATTTCTTTATCATTTGCTGTTAAATTTTCAACACCTGCTAAAGCGGATTCAATAGTATCAACTGCTT